TGGGTCAGGGGTATTGCAGATTTACTTATCCTTGACGACGACAATCTGACAGCGTGGGTGGTGGACTACAAGACAGGGAACAATAAGTACCCTGACCGCGAGCAGCTAAAGTTAATGGCGCTCATGGTGTTCGCACACTTCCCACACATTCGGAAAGTTAATGCAGCGCTGTTGTTTGTAGTTAAGAACGACATGGTGAAGGTCAGTATGTCCGTAGACGAAGCACCTGCTGAGTGGTGGGAGTATCGTCAACGCGTAGCACGTATCGAGCAAGCGCATGAGACAGGCGTATGGAATCCTAAACCATCACCCCTATGCCCGTGGTGCCCAGTTGTAACCTGTGAACATCATCCAAGGAGTTAATCATGGCAACTAGAGACTACAAAAAAGAGTACGCCGAATATCACGGCAAGCCGGAGCAAGTTAAGAAACGCGCAGAGAGAGTTAAAGCTAGGCGCATGATGGAAAAGACCGGCGCTGCTACCAAGGGCGACGGTAAAGACGTAGATCACATCACACCGTTACGCGGTGGCGGTACATCAGCCAAAGGCAATCTGCGTATGCGCAGCGTTAAAGCAAATCGTGGAGATAACAAATGAGTAAAGAGTTTCAAGAGTGGTGGAAGTCATTGACGATTGTAGAGCGCAGAGTACTCGGTCCTAACGCTGCTAAGTTTGTGTGGGACGCAGGATTCAAGGCAGGTCAAGAAGCCGCTAAAAAACAGGAGAAGTAAATGCAGATCATTGACAACAAGGCGTTGCTGTTTCGCACTCGCAACCCACAGAAGTACAGCATCATCCCGAAGCACAAGATCATGTCCGAAGAAGATGGCACGTATGAGATCGCTGTTTACTTCGGACTAGATGAGTGCCGCGTACTAAAGAACCTCGGTGTTAAAGATGTCCCGTCGCCAATCCTCACACGCTACAACTGGCCGGGTAAATATAAACCGATGGCGCATCAGATCGACACCTCTGCGTTCTTAACGATGCACAAGAAAGCGTTTGTATTCTCCGAGCCCGGCACAGGCAAGACACTCTCCGCGCTATGGGCTGCTGACTACCTGATGCAGCGTGGGGATGTGCGTCGCTGTCTTATCCTGTGCCCCTTGTCGATCATGCAGAGCGCGTGGTTGGGGGACTTGAACAACAGTATCATTCATCGCTCGGCCATCGTGGCGCACCATACTCAAGCTAGTCGGCGTATCGAGATGGTTCAACAAGACTATGAGTTTGTCATCGCTAACTATGACGGACTGAACTTAATCGCAGACGAGATCGTTAACGATGGCAGGTTCGACCTAGTGATTGTTGACGAAGCCAACGCGTACAAGACAATGACCACCCGCAGGTGGAAGGCGCTCAAGTACGTCCTTAACGCTAAGACACATCTGTGGATGATGACGGGTACACCTGCATCGCAGTCACCCGCTGACGCATACGGTCTGGCCAAGTTAGTTAACCCTGACGGTGTGCCGAAGTTCTTTACAGGCTGGCGTGATGCGGTGATGAACAAGGTCACGCAGTTTAAGTGGGCTCCGAAACCGACAGCACCGAAGCTAGTGTTCGATGCCCTACAGCCAGCCATCCGGTTCACTAAGGCCGAGTGTCTTGACCTGCCACCAGTGCTGACGATGGTGCGCGAGATACCGTTGACTCCGCAGCAAGCCAAGTACTACAACCTGCTGAAAGAACGCATGGTCATGCAAGCTGCTGGCGAAACGATTACTGCCATCAACGCAGCGTCAGCCGTATCGAAGCTGTTGCAAATATCATGCGGCGCGGCATACACAGACGACAAGGAAGTAGTGGAGTTCGACGCAGCACCACGACTCGGTGTGCTTGAAGAAATTTTGGAAGAGACTAGCCGCAAGGTAATTATCTTCGCACTATTTCGCAGCACCATCGACGCTATTCATACGCACTTGTTAAAAAAGAACATTACGACCGAGTGTATACACGGCGACATCCCACCGAGCAAACGGGCGGACACCATCCGGCGCTTTCAGTCTGAACCTAACCCGCGTGTTTTAGTCATGCAACCCCAAGCATCAGCGCATGGCATCACGTTGACTGCGGCCGATACCGTGGTGTTCTTTGGTCCGTTAATGTCCGTTGAGCAATATATCCAGTGCATCGCTCGCGCTGATCGCAAGGGGCAGAACTCCGACAAGGTGACGGTCATTCACATTCAAGGTAGTCCTATCGAAAAGAAAATGTTTAAGGCGCTGGAAAGCAAGGTAGCTGATAACGCTTTGCTAACTCGTATGTTTGAAGCAGAAATTAATTTATGAAAGGGGTTTGCAATCGTAAAAAATCTATGTAGTATGTCTAATCCTTGACACACAAAATAATTAGGAGAAGCAAATGTCTGATGAATTAGTACCGTTAGATCAGCTTGCCAAGGTGTACCGTAAGATCAAAGCGAAGGTCGATCTGCTCACGCAAGAGTACGACACCCAGCTAGAAGAACTGAAGGCTGCACAAGAGCAAGTTAAGTTCGCAATGAAAGACCAGATGAAGGCGTTAGGCGTTTCGTCCGTACGTACAGATTTTGGAACCGTGTCGCTTGCAACAAAGACGCGGTACAACACGCAAGACTGGGATTCTTTTAAGAAGTTTATTGTGGCCAACGATGTCGTCGATCTCTTAGAGAAGCGCATCGCCCAGACCAACATGCACAACTTCTTGCAGGAAAACCCCGGCCTTGTGCCCCCCGGACTGAATTCGTTTACTGAGTTCGACATCCGCGTAACAAAACCAACCACCACTAAGTGAGATAAATACTATGTCCAATATTATGGCTTTCAATCCCGCGTCGGTACCTGCCTTTGCGCGTAACAACGAACTATCCGATACAGCACGCGCCTTGACCGGTGGTGGTGTAGGCAACAGCGTCAAACGCATCTCGATCAAGGGCGGTGTGTTTCGTCTGATCGCTGGCGGTAAAGAACTGGCAACCGTTGATGAGCGCCACCTTGATGTGATTATTGTTAAGGCTGCACCTAAAGTCAGCCGTGTGTTCTACGCTAAGTCCTACGATGCCGACGCTATCTCGGGTCCTGACTGCTGGTCGAATGATGGCGAGCGCCCAGACGCTACTGGCACTGGCAAGCAAGCTGACACCTGTATGTCGTGCCCACAGAACATCGCGGGTTCAGGCCAAGGCAATAGCCGCGCATGCCGTTACCAACAACGTCTGGCTGTGGTGCTTGAGAACAATCCTACTGGCGACGTGTTGCAGTTGACCCTGCCAGCTACGTCTGTGTTCGGTAAGGAAGAAGGCGACAAGCGCCCACTGCAAGCCTACGCTCGTTATCTGGCATTGCAGAACCCCCCGATCAACCCAGAGCAGATCGTCACGCGCATGCGCTTTGATACTAAGGCCGAGTCACCGAAGCTACACTTCCAGCCTATGCGTTGGTTGACGGACAACGAGTACGAGATTGTTAAGAGCCAAGCTGACTCTGCTGATGCAGGTCGCGCAGTCGTGATGACTGTGGCACAGATGGATGGTGTTAAGAACAAGCCAGCATTAGCGTTACCGGGTAAAGCCCCTGTGGTGGCTGACGAAGAAGATGCACCAGCGCCGAAGGCAAAGGCTGCACCGAAAGCCAAGGCCGCGCCAGTAGAAGAAACTGCTGACGACGAGGAGCCCGAAGTTCGCAAGTCAGCCGCTAAAGCGTCTGCTGTACCTGCCAAGAAGGGCACCCTTGCCGACATCGTAGCCGATTGGGACGACGAGTAACTTTCACGGGGGAAAGCGGATGCCGAAAGGTGTAGCGAGTACCCCACCTAACATAAAACATAATGGCCTACTCACAAAGAATCATTGATCTTGTTGCCAACTCCCCTAAGACGCCGGGCAATCGGCTAGGGCGGTGGGCAGTACATCTCGATTTTCCTGTGACCAAGATTGCGTATGCGTTAGGCGTTACCCGACAGACTGTTTACAACTGGTTTGCAGGCAAGGACGTTTTCGTAGCGTATCAAGATCGCGTGGAACTTCTTTTAAAAATACTACAGCACGCTAAGACGGCTGATGAAGCATGGAGAAAAATATGTCTGGAATACAACCTGAAGCCCTGACGGATAAAGAACTGCTGCAAGCAGGATACATACTGTGGAGCGATGAATGGGGGATGCCGATAGTATTTCAAAAGGAGTTGTTAAGACGCTGCGCTCGTTGGATTGAAGAAGCTCAGTTTAAAGAGGCCTACGTACAGCCAGAACAACTCCGTCTGTTCGAGTAACCCAACCCCGAGGATTTTATGACTCCGCTTGAATTTCTAGCGGTTGTTTTGCCGTCTCCGGGTCACGGATATTACTGCGCGGCAGAATTAACTAAGAAGAAAGATCACGTCTTTGTAGAAGATATGGCCGAGTTTTATCCGACTGTAGACGATTGGGTTAGCAACGAGTGCGACGTTTACTTCGGGCTGGCATCCTTCGATGAGAAGGTAGCTTCGATGAAGGGCAACAAGGATCGGCGCATCGCAGCTAACGCTCGCTACATTCGGTCGTTCTTTATTGACATGGACGGCTACACTACGCGTAAGGCTGCGGCTACTGCATTGGCTGGCTTCTTAGCCGAGACAGGTCTGGACTTGTTGGGTTCGCCCTACGTCATCTCGTCCGGTGGTGGGCTGCATTGCTACTGGCCGTTTGAGCAGGACGTGGAGATTGCTGATTGGAAACCAGCAGCCGAGAACCTAAAGCGTTTGTGCGCTCAACAACGGTTGGTGATTGACTACACGGTGACAGCCGATGCAGCGCGGGTACTACGTATTCCTAGCACGACCAACTTTAAAAAGAAGTACGACAAACCACGGCCGGTAAAGATTCTTGCTGAAGGCGATACGTTTGATTTCGAGACGATGGCCAAGCATATTGCCAGCATGCTGACCAGTACGCCGTTAGCCGTTAAAGCTACGCCGAGCACAAGCCTCACGTTACCCGGCACTCGACCAACTGCTGCGGTTACTACGGCAGTTAAGTTGTTTGCGAATACTGCGACCGAGTTTGGCAAAATTTATAAAGAGACGCAAGAAGGTCGTGGCTGCGCACAACTACAGCACTACGTAGAGAACGCAACCGAAGACGGGATGGAGCCATTGTGGCGCGGGATGATGAGCTTGGCGCAGAAGTGTTCCGATGGTGAACGCGCTGTTGTCTGGCTTACCGAGTTGCACCCGTACACAGAAGATCGGATGCGTACTAAGTTAGCTGAGATCAAGGGTCCGTACCCATGCGTTAAGTTCGACAGCGAGAATCCCGGCGTGTGCACATCGTGCAAGCACTGGGGCAAGATTACTAACCCTTTAGCACTCGGGCGTGTAACGACGGT